TCCAGTTGTAAAAATAGACATCGCCGCCGCGGTAGTCGCTCACCTGCGGATCGGAGAACGGGTAATTCACCATCGCGCCGGTTGACTCGTCGCGCATCGTCCAAGTCTTGCGGGCGAAGCCGCGCATCCCTCGCCAGCCGAAATCCATGCAGTCCTTGTCAACGTCGGATGGCCGGTATCCGCGGTCCTGCGCCACGCATCCGTCCGCGACGCGGTATCGGATCTGCAACTCGCGCAGCTGGTCGCGGGTGTCGATCCGGCCGAACCAGAGTTGCCGGTAGCGCGGACCTTGCGCCGTGCTAAACGCTCCGACCTCGGCCCAGAAGTGGTCTTGCTGCCGGTCAATGGCGAGGAACCGGATGACCTCATCCGGGATCGCGGAGCCATCCGCGTAGGTCGCGACGCTGAACCCCGACTTCGGAGCGAAGACGTTCACGACCTTTTTCTCGACGATCCACGGCCGCGCCTCGCGCTTCGTGCGAAACTCAATCGTCGGGTTTTCATCGCCGGCGCGCACGAGCGTGTTGCAAGCCTCAACCCATTCCTGCGCGAGAAGGCGCATCGGTCGCGAGACAATCGCTTCGACGCGGAAAGACCGGATGTCAGCAGGAGCGGAGGCGTTCGTTGTAACGTATCGTCCGGTACGCTTCCACGCTGCGCGGGTCGCGTCCGAGTCCTCCGACTCGTGCCGGCAAAGTGGACAGCGGAAACGCACGGTCTCGACCACGCGAGCGACGTCCCACGTCTCGTCGTCCCGGCGCGCCTTTGGATCCCAGATGACGCCGCCGGCGATTGCGCCCTTGTCCCCGCGGATCGCGAACGCGACCGGATGAACGCCGCGGCACGCCGGACATTCGACCGACCACTCGGCCGCGTGACCGGATCGGAAGCTCGTGTCTTCGACGTTGCCAGTCTCCGCGTCCATGATCGGCGCTTGGCTCACATTGTAGATCTTCGACCGTCCGACCTCCTCGAACTTCGACACGCGAGCGATGGCGTGACCGTACACTTCTTGCCAGCGCGGAAGCCAGATCTCGTCATTGATTTTGTAACGGATAGACTGCGATTGCTGCGTCGAAAGGTTCGCCGCGTTGCAGGTCAGGAAGTACCCGCCGAAGTAAATCTCGGTTGTCGTCCGATGCGGACCCGGACGCGGCAACATCGCGGCGACCGGCTTGCACCGCTCGAGCAGCGGATTCAATCGGGACTTCGCGTGACGCTCGACCATGTCGTCGGTCTGCATCGTCCACGAGATCGGCCCCGGATCGTTGACAAGAATCCACGGCACCCAGACGTCCGCGACGAGCGTGCCGCCGACCTGCACGGCTTTGCGGAAGTGAACCCTCCGCACGAGCGGATCGCGCAAGGCGTCGAAGATCGGCAGGAGCCAAGGCGTCAGCCTCGCGTGAAATGGTCCCGGCGTCGCGTAGCTCTCCGGGAGCACGACGTGCTTGCGCGCCCAATCGTAAATGGGCGAGCGATCCGGCCGCGGGAGCCGGAACGCTGCGAGCGTTTGCTCGGTCTCGGTCATGCCGGAGAGACCGGCACCGGCTGCACCTTCTTCGGACGCCCGCCGAGCTTTCCGTTGCGTCGGTTCGCCTCCGTCTTTCGCGCTGATCTCACCCGACCGCCAAGGCGACCGAGCGCGACGGCAGCGGGGTTTTTGGTTTCGTTGCTCATAAAGACTTCGTTTCGGAGATCACCTGCCGCCATTGCTCAATCGGCATCCGCATCGAGCGAAACTTCCGGCGCAGGCGCTGGGCGTCGCGCTCGTCGTCTCCCGTGAGCCATTCGCGAATCATTTTGCGGACGGCTTCGTTGGTAATCGTTGTGTCGTTGTTGTTCATCGTGCGAGTAACAGAACCGAAGCGGTTGCGTTCGTCAAGGGTTTTTTTCAAGCGGCAAACTTCGCCTTGAGGCTCCGCAGTAGCCGAGCCCGTCCCGCGTCGCCGCAGCGGGAAAGAAGCCATTGCGCGTCGTCCCAAGCGGTCAGCGCAACTCCGGTCTGGCGGTCAATAAACCCGCGAGGATGAGGCTGCGACTCAAGCGTTGCGCGGTTGGCCTCGAGGATGGAATTGATCTGCGCGCAGACCGCCGCCGCCTTCTGGATGCGGAGCTTGCGCTGGTGAGCGCGGAACTCCGGCGATGACTTGTAAGCCTTGAGCAGACCGGCGTCGCCGACCTTGCGGATGCACTCGCAGCCAACCTTCGACCGCTTGCCGTCCTTGCTCACGATGACGCACTCGAACCGGATTCCGGTGCCGCAGTAATCGCAGGAACCGCCAGCCTTCTGGGTTCCGTCTGGGTAGGTGATGACGTTCTCGGACATCCCGATGTATCGGAACGGTCCCTCGCCGAGTCCGGCGATCTCGAAAGCGTGCTTTCCAACGTGAGCGGTGATTTCAGTTTTCATTGGTCGTTGTTGATTACGTCGAAGAGAGAAACCGAAGCGGTCGGCTTGTGCAAGATTTATTTTCGAGGAAAAAGCAGGCGCGTTTTCCACGCCTGCCCGGTGCCTCACTCGCCGAGGTTCCAAGTGAACGTTCCGAGTTCAGCCGCGGCGCGATTCGCGAGCCAAGCGGGAACCGCCCACTTGTCCTTCGGCTGATTGTAGAAGTCGTCGCGGAGGAATCGGCATTGCGACTTCGGGAGCCAAGCGAGGCGCTTCGTGTTGCTACTGCCGATGGCAATCGCCTTGGCGGTTTCGCGAACCGGCGTGACGAGAACTGCGGTGCGGTCGGAGTTAATCCACTCGGAGATCGTTGTAAGGTTCATGCGCTGAAGAAAACCGAACCGCTTGCGTTCTGCAAGTATTATTTCCACAAAAAAATCACCGACCGTGCAACGCCTGCTGGCCGTCAATAGAACTCCCGCCCCAGACAGTCCCGCAGTCGATCATCGACGCGACGCGACCACGCGCCCACCCAATGCGGCGGGACCGGAACCCAGACGCACCGAACCTCGAAAAAGTAGAAGTCGGTCGGCAGGATTCGGACGCCGAGCGTCGGGTCGGTTTCCCGACCCAGACGCCGGCCTGCTTCAGTAGAGGCCGAGGGCGATGCAGGCTTCATCGTCGGTGAGAATCATGTCCGACCCGAGGTCAAGGTAAGCGTGGCGAGCCAGCGCGGAATTGTAGCAGTAGAGCAAACGCTTGCCGGCCCGGCTGACGAACTCGGTTTCGGTGCCGCCGTTAGCGGGAACCCAGACGTTCTGGAACGTCTCGATTGCTTTGCTGATCGCTTGGAGGGACTTGGTGTCGTTGTTCACGTTGAAGAGGAAAACCGAACCGCTTGCCTTGTGCAAGATCTTTTTTCAGAAAAAAAGCGCCCCGTTTCCGAGGCGCTCGCGAAAGTCATCGGGCGATAGTCGCCAGCAGGTCGAACTCCGGCGTGCCTTGCAGGTACGTCACCGAGTCCTTCTCGAAGTAATCGGTGGAGCTGTCGGTGTCGTTGCTCGGGTTCAGTTCGACCGGCAGGCCGCGGTCGTAGGTCCGAGCGTAGACCGTGATCGACTCAAGGTTAGTGATCGGTGACGCCGGGCTGCGATACACTAGCGCCGGGAAGTAATTGCCGGCGGCGTCTTTCAGACCGTGCTTGAGGAACCGGATGCCGTTGATCGTGATTTGGTTTTTCATCGTTGTTTTGGTTTTGAGTTGCTGACGGCCATCGTCAGGCGGCGCGTAACGCCGCGACGCCCTTTCGGGCGTTTCGGCCTTTAGCTCGCAAGCTCCTTGGCTTGGTCGAGCGTCAGCCAAACGAAGTTTAGCCGTAGGTCGTGCAATCGGGCGTCGAGCTTGGAAGTCTTCGTGTACATCGGTACCGCGCCGTAATTGGAATTAAGTCCGCAAGCCTCGAGACGGCCGTTGGCGTCGTTCCACTTGGCGGGAATGATTCTGCCGTCCGAGGTCAGGACGCGCAGCGTGCGGTTGTAGGCGATAGAGTCGTCGCTGAAGCGGATGGCAACGTAGCGGTCGGAGGTGATGATCGAGGAGGTCATGGTCGTTGTTTTTTTGGTTTTTGTTGCTGACGTCGTTGAGAAGAACCGAAGCGGTTTGCTTCGTCAATAACTATTTTGAAAAAAGTTTGGGGTGGGTTTTGAGGCCCACCCCGAAGGAGTCAGAAGTTTCCGCGAAACGCGCGACGACTGTCGCCGCGCATCTGCTGCGCGTCATCGTAGGCGTTCGCCAAGTCCACCTTGCTGCGGTTCGCGGCGTGCTGACCCTTGCGCAGATAGATACTCGGCCGATAACCCTCGGCGTTGAGGAGCTCGCTGAACGAGACAAACGCGGTCAGGCTGCGGGTGATTTCGTTGAGGTACGTGGAGGTCATTGTCGTTGTTTTGTTGTTGGTCTTGTTGCTGACGTCCTTGAGCAAAACCCAACCGCTCCGGTTCCGCAAGAAAAATCTTTCGCCCTGACGCACTTTTTTTCGGACAGTCCGAAAGCGACCAGCTGCTCGCGGAGATTTCGCGGCGAGGCGACATCGAACAAATCACGGCACGCGATCTCGTAGAGATCCGCGAACGTCGCGAACTCCGAGCCGTCGCTGCGCTTGCGGATCGAGCCTTTCGGAAAAAGGCGCGCACGCTCGAGAAACTTCGCCTTCGGAATCCAGCCGCAGATCGTAAGCTCGTTGCGCGTCTTGTGCAGACTGCAAAACAGCAGCGCATCGACCGCGAATGAAAGTTGCGCGGCCAAGAAGTTATTCACGAAATCCGGTCGAACGTCGGTCGTCCGGCCCATCGTCTTGATGTCGAGCGAGACGCCGGCAAACTGGCAATCGACTCCGTCGTCGCACCCGTTGCCGCCGTGGTTGAGCGGCAGGCCGAACAAGCGGAGCACCGCGTTCTCGGCGATGATTCCAGTCAGCTGTTGCTCCGGCGTTCCGTTCCCGTGCGACCGCTGTCCGAAGTTATGCGAAGCGACCTGCCTGCGGGCGTGCTCAATGACATCGCGAGCAACGCAGATCTTGAACATATCACTCGGCGTCCTCGCGCTGGTCGTTCAGCGCCTCGCGCTGAAAGTTCGCGATGTTGCCTTCGATCACTTCGCGGATCTCGTCGAGGATCAAGCCTCCTTCGACGTTCGCCTCGGCGGCTGACTTGCCGGCGACCCGCGGACCGAGTTCGACTTCGAGCTTGAGGCGCAAGAGCAGGTCGAGCTTTTGACCGAGGAGCGCGAGCATCGACTCGACGACCTCGCGGTCAATGACTTCGCCCGACTCCCGGCGGTTCTTCGTTCGCGCAAGTTCGATCTGCTCGCGCATCAACTCGGCCTTAAGTTCGGCGAGCGTCTTTGTCGCGACGTCGCGGCCGATCAACTTCTCCGCGCAAAACGCCCGCCATGCCTCGACGTTCTCCCGCCGGCCGTCCGGCTTGGGCGCTTCGTCCGGGAACCGCTTGCGCGCATCGTAAAGCGCCTGCCGCGATAGCCCGAGTTCATCGGCAAGTTGCTTGATCCCGCCGACCCAAGCCCCGCCTGTCTTGTCCGCTTCAAACTCGGCGAGCGCCTTCCGCTCGGACGCGGTCAGCGTTTTGCCGGCCTTGAGCTTCTTGGTGATGTTGGCGACGTTCGCCTTCGCCAGAAGCTCGGCTGGAGATTGGGCGTTTTCCTCCGGTTTAGAAGTTGAGCTCAATCGAGTATTCGGAACCTCCGCGAACTATCTGCCGAATGTATCCCGGATATTTCTGCACCAGTTTTTTGATGCACTCTGCTTCCATTCTCTGGGTTCGATATGTCTTGCATCCCCCATCATCGACCCAATGCGAGTTTGCCCAATAAATGTAGCGACAGCACAGAACCCCTCCGCGATCTCTTATGTGCCGGAGGCAAATTTCGTAGTCTTCTTTTACGGGAAAGTCCTCGTCGAAGTAATACGTTCCGTCGTTGATGATTCCCATGCACGACGCCGTGACGTAACTGCGAAACAAAAAAGGTTTGTAAGGATAAACTGAACGCAACGCGCCATCCGTCGAAACTCCCCAGATTTTGTAGTCCAGTTGTTCGGTTAGATCGAAGAGTTTCGCGAATTCATGCACCCATTGCGCCTCGGTCAATGGTTTGTCCTTCGCGTTGTACTCATATAGTTTTTTCCAGCCTTGTGCCTTGACGTCGTCGTCAACGAACACGACGCGGTTTGCTCCACAATTTCTCAAAATCCAGTTTCGGGTTTTTGTAATCCCTTTTACCTCGTCAGGAATCCCGACAACGTTGCGCGAAGTTCTCCGGTACTGGTTCGCCTCCGACTCTGGAACGAATAGCACGCCCGACTTCAGAATCTTGTCTGTTTTCGTCTCTCCTGCGCGACCCTTGCTTGGAATTGCAATCGTCATTTTTTTGCGCGCTTGAACGGCAGTACTCGCTCCATTCCGACCGCATCAAAAGCAGATCCCGCCTTGTATCCTCCGCGTCGAACTTTCTTGAGGTCAAAGTAAGTAATCATCTCTGCCCACTCTGCCTCGTTCTCTGCAACGATGACGACATATTCTTTGCTGGGCTCTACTTGAATGCTTTGTTCGTGTATTACTTCGTCAGCCTCCTCGATGATTTTTTCGGCCTCAAGCAGGTCGTCGATCTCCATCTGGTTAAACCCTAGGTCGGCCGCATCGACTCCCGCATCTGTTAATGCTTTCAGCACTTCTCCGAGGGTTTCCTCCCACTCCGCAAGCTCCGCGGTCCGATTGTCTGCGATTCCGAACGCCGTTGCGTCCACGCCGGCGAGCGCCGTGCGGACGATCTGGATCTCTGACCATCCGAGTTCCGTCGCCGCGGCTAGCGTTCCGTTGCCGGCGAGCACGGTTCCGCGTGAATCGACCACAATCGGCTTTTGCTGCCCGAATCGGCGCAGGCTTGCCTTGATCGCGTCAAGATTTCGCCGAGAATGTTTTCGCGTGTTCGCCGGGTCCGGCGAAATTGAGCCAAGCGCAACGGTTTCGAGCTTCATTTTGTAAATCTTCAGTCAAGAACGTCAGAAAAGTCATTTCCGTTTTTTCTCGTTAGGTCTCGCAACC